GTAAGGCGGGGGCTGTTTTATGAGGATTGCTCCTCATTAGATCTGCTGGGGGCTTAGCCCCCTAACCACCCCCGTAAGTCCCTTCTCTCCTCCGCCGTAAGGCGGAAGGATCAGGGCTTTGGGTTGGTTTTACTTAAAACCATGGAGACTGATATGACTAGGAGCTCTGAAGACGGAAGGATAGACCGACGAGAAACTACCGATTCTGGTAGGGTTTCGTCGAATCTAATTTACCTTTCGTTTTCTCTGCTCTTTGCCGTGTTGGTCTTCTTGGTCTGGGTAATTGCAGATTTCGGCATCGCCGAGAGGGTCGTTATTACCTCTCTTTGTATACCTCTTCTCATTCAGGCAGCGATTAAAATCGTTGCTATGGATGGGGAAAGGCGCAGAGAGGAGTAGTTTATGGCAACTGTCGGTGAAACAAGGTGGAAAGAGCTAATAGCTCGGCGCATCGTTACTGAGGACCTTTTCGCTGAGGTGCGAGGCTGCTACCTGTCCTTCTCCTTTGGTCCATGGACTCGTTTCTTTACCAAGGAAGTCCCCATAAGGGACTTTTTCTTGGGCGAGTACGAGTTCCCTGTATCTTCAAGGATGAGGCCGGGTGTGTACCTGCACTTTCGGCTGAAGGTTCCTTATATGCGAGCGTCACGGAGTGTGAAATTTCGGCTGGTGTGGCCGCATTACTGGATAACCCGCAAGGGCGTCCTGTTTTGCGTTTTCCCACGCTCAGCCGCAGTTCAGCTAAAGATCTTAGCTGGTCCCGACTCTGGAAAGTATAAGAAGGTGAAGAAGTTTTTTCTTTCTTCATCTCCGATGACTCGTCAGAGCCGGTTTACTCTCACTCTAACTCCGCTGAAGTTGTTCAACTTATCGTTGACAACTCCACTCCTGAAACCTGTTTCTGTTTCTACGGGAGAAAGTCCCCGGGTTTCAGTTTTGAAAGTGAAGACGCCGTATGCACGTAAACTTGGAACACCCCGACCTAATCCCGAGGCAAAGTACAAAACGTTCTTCTATGCTTCTGAATACGCTAATCCTTGGCAGAATTATCAAGAGTCTGCTGTGGAACGCGAGGTTCATCGGCGTAGTTGGACGGGTGTAACTACCCCCGGGTTTGGAGGGAGGACCAAGTTTCAGTTACCGGATAATCCGCATACTGTAGACATGTATACGACGAAATTGTCGGACGGGTATGATTTGCGTCGTACTTATGCAAATCCTACCACCACCTTTGCAAATGGGTGGGGCCCCGACATCTTTACTTTCCAATCGGCGCCGGTGGGGCAGAACGATCCGTTCTTCCTCGACTGCGAAAATGCTGCCATCAGTAGGCTTAATAGCCAAGCTAACGCTGGCATCCAGGCGAATCTAGCCCAAACGATGGGCGAGTATCGACAATTTGGCTCGATGGTTAAAAGTACTGCTAACCGTCTTGTCAAGTCGATCCGCGCTCTAAAGCGAGGGCAATTCTCCAAGGCTGCTGACGCGCTTTTTGATGGCTCCTTCAATATGCAGGGAGTTTATTCCCGTAATCGCATAAGACCGGGTAACCCGACCAAGTCAAAGTCTCTTGCCAGAAATTGGCTCGAACTCCAATATGGTTGGAAACCGCTCTTGCACGACGCGTATGAAGGCGCTCGGTCTCTCTTCCAGTTTTTGGAGGAGGCCGGGCGAACGCAGACGGTGTTGGGAACTGCTGTGAGAAACCGGATTACTCCGTTTAAGATCTTCGGCCCTGCCAGCCAGTCTGTACCCGTGGGACGAGAAATCGTCAACACGTTCTTACAGACTAAGTTTGGCGTGACCTATCAGATCCGACCGGACAATTTTTCGGCTCTAGCGCAGTTCGGTTTTACCAATCCCATTAACCTCATTTGGGAGTTGCTACCGTATTCGTTTGTCGTCGACTGGTTTTTACCCATTGGACCGTTTTTGGAGTCCGTTTCTGGACCCCATTCGGTCGAGTTTATCAAAGGGTACAAGACCAGATTCGGCAGACGATACAATGCGCTGGATGTCAATTTCAGTGGTCCCATGCCGGGCGCTCCGAGTGTCGAGTACCGTGCATTTCAGCAGAGTTCTCGGTTGTCGATTACGCTAAGCCGTACCGTCCTTCTTGGATGGCCGACTGCGCGTTTTCCACAGCTCAAGAATCCTTTGTCAGAGATGCACATACTTAACGCTCTCGCCCTTTTGCGTGTGGCCTTTAGAGATTGATGAGGCATCCGGTTTCCATTTTAATGGAGTACCTATGTCAGCTATCGCTGCCATTAAGCTGTCTTCCATCCTCAGCCCAACCGAGAATACAACCTCGGCGACTGTGGGTGTGGACAAGACGTTTGACCCTGAGGGGCCTCTGGTCCCCGGTGTTTACCGTTGGGTAGATCGAGCAATCGACGCCACCTGGAATCCTCTGGGTGTCGCCCTGCTCTACCCCGTTGTTACGTTGTCGGTACGTCGGCCTTCCAAGGCCTCGCGTATCTATCGCATAACAGCGAAACTCTACCTCCCCACGGGTGACGTGACCTCGCCGTCGACTGCTACGGGCATTCAGCCCCAGCCGTCAATTGCGTATGCATGTCAGTGCGTGATGGAGTTCATGGTGCCTGAGAGGTCGAGTGCTGTTGAGCGAGCTCGCTTGTTCAGCTACGCTCGGTCCCTCATGGCTACCACCATCCAGGCGAACGACGCTGTGCCGACCGATCTTACTGGGTCGCCACTCGTTGCCGCTGTTAATAGCTTCGAACAACCCTATTAAGGGTAAATAAACTCGGCATTTTGCCGACGTTCGAAGGGCATTCTCTTTTGAAAAGGAACCGTTCCTATGAGCAACAGAACTACATTTGTTAGCATTACCCCTTCGGTGCTTAAGGAATTCTTAACTGAATTTCCTGAAGGCAGCGCAAGGGATCTTACTTTCATCGTAGCTCCATCACTTATGGAGGACAGTTCCTATCAGATGGGAATGTCAACTACCGACCTAGAGAAGGAGATGTACGAGCACCTTAGTTCTAAAGGTAAGCGTACGTTTTCATCATTTAGGCAGGTAGCCTTTCTCGAGAAACATGGTGCGAAAGTCCCGGAAGAGTATCTCCGGAGCCATATCACTGTTATTTCTCGATTGGGGAAAGTCTTTATGAAGATGTTGCGTTGGTTTCCTTTTATGGATTCCCACGTGCACCTTCAAGATACACCGCTTGAGTTTTGGGACGACGTCGCGTGCAAATGCTATCTTTGCTATGCGCGCGGCGTCTATCTCTCAGCCCGAGTAGTGAAACCCAAGGGCATCTCCCTTTTAAAGGAGGTGAACAATGGGTAAGACTTCATCTATTGATGGTAAGCGCGAAAAACACTCAGAGGCACAGCTTCAGCTCTTTCATCACGCTATTTACGCTTTAGCTCAGACACAGGAGTTTTCTTCCCTGTGTCAAGAGGATCGCGTAATCGTGGTTGTGAGGGCTTGGCGGTACTATTCTGAGCACCCCTATTATCTAGGGGAGAAGTTCCTATTGGTAAACGGCGTATTCTTCATCGAAATGGAGAATGGCCGCCTGATACGGAACGACTCATAATCGCGTGAACTCTGGAGGTACTCATGTTTTATGATAAGCATGAACGCAATGTCTTGAAAGACTTGCGGAGTTTTCGAGTGGCACCGGAGGTCTCCTCCGACTGTATCTCCAGGTACCTTGAGTCTCTCGATTGTCCCCGTGCGTTAACAGTTGAAATGCTCTTCAGTTATGGAGAGCACGATCAGCTTGCTAAACTAGGGTTCAATCCGCTCGACTACGAGAAAGTAGAAGAGCTGAGGGGCGCGTACGCAGCAACTAAGTTCTTGTCGAAGTTCAAGGATTTTGAAAACCTTGGCTTTGACTTGGACGAAGTTGCGAATGAGAAGTTCGTGAAATATGAACAACTCTGTGCGCGTACGAATGAACGCTTCCGTGCGTTGGAGCTAGACCCTAAATTCAGGGGTCTTGCCGTAAGACTGCATAAAGCAGTCGGTCGAAAAATCCACCGCATTTTGGGCTCGTTCAAACTCGAGGAGTTCCTGGAATCGGCCTACTGGGGTCCTGGCGCAACGACCTTGCAAAAGGCACGTGACGCCAGCGCAACCAATAAGTTCCAGTGCGAAACTGGGATAACTCGTGATCTGTACGACCTTCTTCCCTCTGATCTTCTCCGTCAGTTCTACCCGACGTGGATTGATCACATATCTGAAGTTGGTTTTCCAAACTTTCAGGTTGGAAACAAGGTTATCACCGTGCCTAAGGACGCGACTGAAAATCGCACTATCGCCATAGAACCAGGGTTAAACCTCTGGTTCCAGTTGGCGGTTGGTGAGATGATTAAGAAGCGCCTCTTAAGGTGTGGGGTCGACCTTCGATATCAGAGTGACCACCCCAAAGGTGGGAAAACAAATCAGTCGTTAGCGTACCACTCCTCAAAAACAGGGGTGAACGCGACGATTGATTTTTCCTCTGCTAGCGATAGTATCTCCACAGGTGTCATTAGGGAGCTTTTCCTCAACACCGTCATTTACGATGGTGAAGAGGTCGTGCTTCCGACTTGGCATTCTGTGATGGATAGTTGTCGATCTCATTACGGCCTTCAAGGCGGGACTCAACGAAAGTGGGAGAAGTTCTCCAGTATGGGGAACGGTTTCACTTTTCCTCTTGAGTCTTTGCTGTTCTACGCAGTTGCTTCTTGCTGCGTTGATCACTATGCCTCGATGACGGGCCATAAGCCCGAAGGCGAGGTTAGTGTCTATGGGGATGATGTAATTATCCCCGTAGTCTGCCTTGATACTTTTTCCCTGATGAGTGACTTCTATGGATTTACGATCAACGCGAAGAAGAGTCACTACTCTTCGCAGTTTCGTGAATCATGTGGAGGTCATTTCTACCGGGGGGCCGATGTCAAACCTGTGTTCCTTAAGGAACACCTATCAGACGTACTGTCTGTTTATAAGCTGGCAAACAACGTCAGACGCTTCGCACACCGCGGCATGGGTAAACTATGCTGCGATGCGAGATTTCGTCACGTGTTTGACGCCCTTCTCCTTTCGGTGCCGAAGGCATTCCGCTTTCGGATTCCTGAGGGTTTGGGCGATGGCGGTTTCATCTCTAACTGGGATGAAGCCGTTCCTGCGAGTGCCCAGCTACAGAGGTCTAAACGGACCAGGCCATCTTTGATGGTTTGGCTCGAAGGCTTCTGGGTGAGGCACTTAACAGTCACGGGGAAAACCCGTGAGTCTGAAGGAGTCGGTCTTTTATTGGACCGACTTAGGTCGCCATCGGCTCAAGAGAGACGGAATACTGTCCCTCTAAAGGGCCGTGTCAGACTTAGGATTTCCCTGAGTCTAACTCAACGGTGGTACGATCTAGGGGCATGGATTTAACCTGCCCTTGTTTTCCTATTTACCTCCTTTTTTGGTAGATGGGTGGAGAGATTATTAAATCAATCTCACCAAAGGGAATTAGCGCGTTGCT